GGGCTGTAAAACGAAGGTTCATTGCTCCCCATCACAGCCACAACAGTGCCACCCTGATTGGTGGTAATGGCCATAGAGGCCCATACAGTAGCCGCACCGAGTACCACAGCAGTAGGTCCATACAAAGACCCCAACGTTGCCGGGTCAAATCCCTGCACCGTGATGTTGGTTGTTCCGGTCGACCAGGCCACATAGATCGTGGTGGAACTCATGCACACAGCAAGAGGGGCGTACTGCCCTGCACCTGGACTGTATAAGGTTGCCGCCACATAGGTAGACCCCAACACAGTGCCGTTCTTGTCCACCTTGTGAATGTAGATTCGATCTGGGGTGACACAGTAGGACACCACAATGGCATACGTCCCATCGTAGCTGACACACACCTCGTGCGTACTTGTCGGCGTTCCGGCCGGCGCCGTAGTGGTCACGGCGGTGAAGGTGTCCCCCACGATCTTGCCAATGTGGGTCGCCGGAGTTGCGCTGTCGAACTCGACAACGACCTGCTGTGCAAGCACGTTGGCCAGCACCGGGAACTTGTCTCCGCTCAAAGCCGTCTTCAGCTGCATGGGAGCAGCCGTGATCTCGCCGAAGAAATCGGTTGCATTGTTCGTTTGCGCCGTCGAGTAGTAGTTCTTCGACGCGGCCCCTTCTTGGATGCTGTAGACACTGACCGCTCGGGCGTTCTGGAACACAGCATCGTGGTGGAGCAGCACATCGGGTGGCGTTGGGCCCGGTGCCAGAACCGGCACGAAGTGCTCCGAGGTCTGCATGTTGACGTAGGGGTCCCCGCCAGCACCGTAATCAAGTTGGGGGCTGTACTCACGGCCGAGGTTGTAGACGAGGCCACCGTCGGGGTCGTAGCGGTACGGGATCCCACCCGCCAAGTACAGAATCTGCTCCCGAATGGCCATTACCAGATCGGCCGTCGAAATGTTGAACTTGTAGAGCCCCGGCCGCTTCTTGATGATGCCGGGGCTACCCATGTCGGCCTCGGCTGCCGAAATGAGCTGCGGCATCTTGACCAGCTTGGAGTTGACGTTGGTTTCCATCCCGCCCGAGAACGGAGTTTCGAGGGTGCCCATCTTGCCAAGTTTCATAGCGCTACCACACTTTCAGGGTGACCGTCCGTGAACGGGCCGAGTAGAGGTTGAGGTACTTCGAGGCATCGGTGGAGGGGGCTTCGGTGAGGCTTTCGTCGGAGCGAACTACCATGCGGGTTTCGTCTTCGCCAGTGTACACTGAGGGGGTGCCGCTTGATACATACGTCCACAACGACATTTGCACGGCTTTTGCCACAAACCACACAACACCAGTTGCCTGCGTAGCCAACGACGCCCCGCCTTGTTTGTGCCCGCCCAGGTTTCGTTCTCCTCCTGGGTTAATGCCCAACCAAGAGACCATTTGAACGGTATCGGCTACAGTTCCCAACGTTACAGAGCCGTCTACATAGTAAATTCCAGCGTGTGGTGTGGTAAAGATATAGTTGCTGACGTCAAAATCGTTTCCCCAATCTGCCACTTTTACGTCAAGTTTTACTTTGGTGACTGTCGCTGCTACAAGTGTTTGTGCTCCTCCAACCGCGTTGTGGTAAGCCCGCACAAACACCGGTCGCGCATCGTCCCGCACAACCTGCCAGCCCCGCATGGTGCGGCCGAGCTTGTGCTCAATCTGGTTGGCGCCGGTCACCAACGCCACGTCTTCCAGGTAGAGACAATCCAACGACGGATCGGCCTTGTAGAGGCGATCGAGCATTTCCTGGATGCGGTTTTGGGTTCGGTCGAGGTCTTCCCGCTTCGGCGGGTCTGAAAGGGAATGGAAGGGGGAGTATTTCTCCCGCATCCTAGACCCCGGTGTACTCCAACTCGACAAAGTGGATGTACTGCCCCATCACTCGATACATGTAGACCCTATCCCTTTCGTACGCGTACTGATTGACTTCCCATCGGCGTGAAACGTCGCTGATGCCGATGGCCTCTTGCGTCCGCGTTGCCGCCATTGCTTCGATCATGGACCCAATGCGGTCTCTCTCCGTGAAGAATGGAGTTGGGTCCTGCCGCTCCCGGATCATGAGGCGCCCGGCCGCATGCATGGCCGCATAGTCCTCCCATCCGGGCTGAATGTTAGCATCCACCGCATCGGATTCCCCCGAGAGGGGAACGAAGCACGTGGTGTGCCAGTGTTCTACCGAACCGGCATTCAAGGGCCCCACCTTGTAGCCCTCGATGTTCTCCAGGGAGAACCGAGAGACGGCAAACCGGCGCCCGCCGTTCAGGTAGAAAACCTTGATGGTCTTGTAGTAGGTGGCGGGCAGAGCATAGGTCTCGGTGCCGCTCACGAGGCTGATGCTCTGCGTTGCCCGGCTGTAATCGTCGAAGGTGTTGATGAGGATGTCGTGCAGGCGGCTCAGACCGTCGTTGATGTAGTCTCGTACACGATTGGCCACGTGGTAGGACGTACCAGAATGGTCCACCGCATCAAGCACCCGCGCCCGAATGTCAGCCAGGGTTGCCATTGGTTACTCCTTGTACTTGGAAATCTTGATCGCACTCTCAAACGCCGTGGCGAACTTGTCGAAGTCGTCAGCCTTGGAAGCCTCCCAAGCCTCGCGCAGCACTTCCTTCATGCTGCTGCGGGGCTTGGGAGCATCTTCCTTCTTCGGCTGCTGCTTCTCTCGCTTCACGAGAGCTTCAGTGAGCAGCCCCATACTCAGACCTCAAGAAGCGCCACAAGGCACTCGGAAGCACCAGTACGCCCGGTGATGATGATGTTCTTGGCCACCCAAAGCGGCCCAAGCATGAGCTGGTCTCCGGGCTCCAACACCACCTTGTTCTTGCGCAAGAACGTCAAGACAACGGTGTCATCATCGGCGTTGGCGGTCACCGTCGCAATCCCGGCAAGGGCGATCTGCGTCGTGCCCGCAGAAGCCGCCACCGAGGCAATGAGGTGATAGGTGTCCTGGTTGCCGGCATCCTCAGCGGTAGACGAAAGGTGCACGTAGTCACCAGCGTCCGCGTACTGAGGAGAGGCATCCATGTCGGTGGTGGTGTGTCCGATCGTGGCGAGGGCACCAGCCCCGGCCGTGATCACGATGTTACCGGCCGCCGCTTGGCCGATCTGCTGCCACCACTCCACCTCCACCGAGTAGAGCCCACGATTCACCACAACGCCCTTGGCCACAGAGGTCAGAGTGGAGGTGGTAGTCGTGGTGCCGGCGGTCGCACCAGCATTGCTGTACTCGTGGAGCTTCTTGCCAACGAACCCGTGGACCCCCAAGTCGAACTTTGCCGGCTCGTAATGGATACCACGGGTTCGGCTGGCCTGTGCCACCTGCGTAGACTCGGGATCGGGGGAGTGAAGGACACTCACCCCAACCCAAGTCATGTTGTTGTCGCCGGCTGCCATTACACGTTCGTGTTCTTAAAGACAGCGTGGAAGCTGACTTCGGCATCGGCGTCCGCGGCCATGTCGGCAACCGCGAGCGTCCCGGCGGACTCCTGAAGCACCCGTACCTGGAGGGTCTTGGCCGTCATGTCCAGATCCCCTCCCTGTACGATGGTCGGCGTCGCATCTGCGGCGCGCACGCCGAATACCACCGACTCAAGCGCCACGCCCACCTCTGAGAAGGTGATGGTGTAGAGCCCCACATCGGTGCGGGCAACGGTGAACCCCTTACCCTTCACGGAACCGCTGACGATGCCAGTGGAACTGTCGGGGCGCCAGGAACCGGCCACACTGACCCGGGAGGGTCCCATGTGGGCGGTCTGGCGGTCGTAGGTCGTGAAAGCCATTTCGTTTGCCTTTCTTACACGCTCGGCAAGAGAAGCCGAACATTGTCCTTGGGCGATTTGCATTGCAGGTTCCCACGGAACGCAAGTCGCGTCTCGTACCCGTCGGCCGAAGCCTGGCGCAGCATGCGGTTGTCGTCCTCCTGGAGGATCTTGACCGCCGGGCCCAGGGAGTTCAGCCGGAGGCTCGGCGGATCGATGGCGAAGGCACTCAGCTCGGGGCAACGGCTCGCCGCCACCACGCGCAGACCCTCGGCATCCGGTCCGCCTTCGAGCATGAGAGCGCGATAGCCGATGCCGGCGACCGGACCCTTGGCCGAACGCGCACCGAGGTCGTCCGAGTAGACCCGCTTGGATCCAAGCTCCTTGACCAGGCGGCGGTGCTGGACGTGATGATGCAGGATGACCGACGGGGCGCCTTCGAGGAGCGCCGCCGAGTCGCTGACCGCATCGATGTAGATTTCCTCCAGCGGAGCCGCCGAGGCCGACTCGTCGAGGTAGACGCCGTAGAGGCGGCTGTCAATGCTGCGGTCCAGACCGAAGAAGCTCTCGCCGGGACTCACGCTGGCCGGGAACCAAGCCGAGAGGCCCGCGATCGCCGTCTTCGAGCTGCCGCCGTTCTGCGCGTCACCCTCGCGGGAGAGGTAGTCGCCCGCCGCGAAGCTCGTGATCTGGCTAGTCCAGTTCGAGTCCGTGGTAAGGACACCCTTGCTCCGGTTGATCGCCGTGATGGTCGCGCTACCAGTGCGCAGCGCGCCGCCGTCGGCCGCCGAGGCCACGACCTCCATGCCCACCTCGAAGTTGTTGATTTCGTGGATCTGGGCCAGAGTCTCGTCGGTGGTGCTGATGGTGCCCGCAACCGCGATCGAGCCCGTGCCGTTGCGGAACAGCTTGGTCTCGATGCTGTTGGAGAGGGCATTCATGGCGCCGTCAATCTTGGCCTTGAGGGCCTGAAGGAAGGCACCGGCGTCGCCGCGCGTCGCCTCGATGGCCTCACCATCGATGGTAGCGACGTGGTAGTCGTTGACGCGGGTCAGCTGGAGAGAGCCGACGCGCACTTGGGAAGCGTTCGCCTGGGCGGTCGCGAAGGTGGCTGAGCCACCCTGCGGGTTGCCGTACTCGAACACGACCTGAAGGCTTGCACCCTCGAACTTCTCGAACTTCGACAGCATGCCGAAAAGGGGCCGCTTGCGCAGCGTGAGGTTGGCCACGTTGCTGGCCTGGTAGATCCGCTTGAGAGCCGGATCGAAATTGGCAATGGTAGTTGAGGTCGCCATGGTTCAGTCCTTTTTGTTCAATCCCCCCAATCGAGAGAGATTGATTTCGCCAGTTCTGCCACGTCCTCGTCGGTAAACTCTTTGGCCTCGATGGCCGCCCGGCGAGTCTTTTGTGGCGTTGTTGATGCTCGGTTCGACAGCGACTTGCTAACTGGCTTCGGGACTGACTTGGTTTCTTCGGTCTTCTCGGCAGGCTCTTCACTGGCGAGCCCCAATGCGGCTCGGAAGCGCGCATTTGACTTGAGACGGGAGACTTCTTGCTCCCACATGGTTTTCAGAGTATCAGCGACTTGCTTCACGGTCAATAGCTCGCCGGTCTCTTCCGCGTGGGCTTTGATTTTGTTGGTGATGAGTTGCGCCGGCTCTTCGAGCCCCATGAGGAGGTCGTACTCCGGCTGCTCCAAGAGCTTCGTTGCCTCGCTGGTGGTCTCGGCCGTGAACTTGTCGACCATCTGCTGCCGTGTGATAGCCATGATCTGTTGAATCGACGCCTTCAGCTCGGCAATCTCGCCCGAGGGCTCGGCTTTGGTGTCCTTGACCGGCGCCGCCTCGATCTTGGCCGTCGGCTGCGGGATGCCGCCGTGTTTGAGGATGTCCTGCACCAGCTCGGTGACATCGATGCCGAGGTGCTGGAGAACCGCGAACTTGTCCTTCTTCACGGTCTCCCGCAGGGACGCCAACTCCGCACGGGACTTGGTTTCCTCCACCAGCTGGGCAGCAGCCTTCTCACGCTCTTCCTTGAGAGCCTTCTTCTCCTGGGTCAGCTCCCATTCCATCTTCGCCAGTTCGGCGATCTTGGGGGAGACCGCCTCATCCTTGACTGGGGGCGTCTCGGCCGGCTTCTTGGCGGCAGGCGCTTGGGCTTTAACCGGTACCGGGGCACTCTCAGGCTCGGCAACTTCCTCACCGTCCTCTTCATCGGCGTCGTCGGTAACTCCCGACGGGGCCATGTCTGCCTGCATCAACGCCTCGGCGATGTCGAGGATTTCACTATCCGAGCTGGGGGACTGCGGGGCTTTGGCTTCCATTCATGTCTCCTTGGGGGGCTTGCGGCGGCTGCATAGCTGCCTGTTGTTGCATCATCTGCTGTTGCTGCATCTGCACCAGAGCATCAATCTTCGCCACGAAGAGACGCAGGGCATCTACCTTGCGGTCGTCCTGCTTCTCGATCTTGGCGCTCATCCACGCTTGCGTTGCCAGCTGACGGGCCAGCTGAAGGTCCATCATGGGAGTTGGGGTCTCGGGGCGTCCGGTCTCCAGCATGTTGTCGATCATCATCTCGACCATACGACGCGGCGCCGTCTTGAGCTTGACGATGTGCTGGACGTCCGGGACCCCGTCGAGCAAGGACCACAGCATGTCAGCACTGCTCGGGTCGGTTTGTGCCAACTTGGTCATGCCATCCAAGCGGCCGGCCGGCTCCTCGGGGAGGAGCGCCGCAGGGTAGACCTGCACCGAGTATTTGTTGCCCCCGATCTCCAGGTCCGAGAAGTCCAGGTCCTCCACAACCTCACCACCCACGCTGATAGCTCGGGGGCTGCCGCCCGACTTCAGAATGCGGCGGCTACACTCCAAGATCCTCTCGCCGGCCGTGACGTGGTAGTGCTCCCACATCTGCGAGGTGTGCTTGAAGCGCAGCGACCCGATATCGTGGTAGAGTTTCAGAGCTTCGCCGGACTCAAGACCCGCAGGCTTCACCGACGCGGCCTGAAGCTGGCTGATGCCAGACATCTCGAACGCCCGATTGTGCAGCCGGTCGAGGTGGGAGAAATACTCGCCCGAGACACTGGCCGCCGCCTGGAAGATCGGGGGGCGCCCGCGGTACTTGCGCTGCGCAAACTCCTCGTTGGTGATGTTAGTGACCCCAGAGCCCTCTTGAATCCAGACCTGGGGGGCGTTCAGCGTCATGAGCCGCTGGATCTTTTGGGCGATGTAGTTGATCTCCACCTGGATCGGCGACAGGACCTCGGCAAGCCCCATCCCCAGGTAGCCGAAGGGCAGAGTGTTCCAGCGCCAAATGTTGAACGGGAACGGATCGCTCCATTCTTCATCGAGTAGGGCACCCTGTTGCACGGCGATGACATGTCGGCCTTCCTTCCCCACGTACCAAGCCTCGACCACCGTCACCTTGTCGTTGGTGTGGTCGTCGACTTGGTCGTTCATGAGGCCGGAATGGAGCACCATGGACGCCTTCTCTTCGTCGCCGTCGCAGTAGTCCTCCATCAAGGTGTCGCGGTCGACATCCTTGAAGTGGTAGAGGCACTTGGGGTCCCCAAGCCGGGCGTCCACGTCGTCGACCAGGATCTCGGTCGGCGGCACCCGCTCGATTCGCACGTTGTCACCGTCCGGCACGAACTTCTCGAACCCGGTGCCAAACACACCACCGTCACGGAAGACCGCTAGGCTCTTGAGGTAGTGCTCTTCGGCGTGGAAGACCCCCAGGATGTACTGGTCGAGCTTCTTGACCTTCGCCCGAATCTCGGTCGAGCTTCCAATGGGGCTGTGCAGGGGGCGGCTCTTGTTCGCCGCAATCTGGGCTACCGAGGTATCGATGCACGCCTGGATGACATTCAGCCGGATCTTCTCCCCGAGATCGATCGCGCGGGTGAAGTGCTGCCCCTGGAGAGCCGCCACCGCTCGATTGCTGTAGAGCCGCAGGAAGTGGAGGTAGGCGTCATACTGGTACGACTGCTCTTGCCGCAGGAATTGGACCATAGCCCATACGGCCCCGCCGACTTCATCGGCCTCCTCATCAAACCACCGTTTTCGGCCGCTCTCTTCATCCATGAAGTTTCTCCGTCACCACATTGATGAGGTAGTTGATCCGCAGCAACTTCCCCGGGCAGACTTTGTACGGGTCGCTGGACGCCCCCGGAAGCTCTGTGTGCCCAAAGATACCACTCTGCGGCGCTATGTGCAATTCACGACAGAGGCTCACGCACAACTCTACAAGGGCATCCATCTGGGGGCCGGTTGGGGGGTTGAAGCGGAAGTCCCCCACCACAACGATCCCCACGGATTCCCCATTGTAGCGCCCGGCGTGCACCGCCACCTTGTCGAGCTGGAGGGCCTGCTCAACTTCCCCATCGTCTCGAATGACGAAGTGGTAACCCATGCGCCCCCCGGTGTACTCCGGGTTGGCAGCCAAGAAGGCGGCGACGTCCTCAGCCCCATAGACCTGCACGCCGTTCACCTTGGGCCCAAAACGGTGCACCACAAGTTTGGTCACCCCAGAAAGATGCCGGGCCCGAGGCTCTAGGCATCTATCGGCGACCTTGGCCGTTACGTCGATCACGGTGAGCTGTGGTACATGAGCCTGGAGTGCTCCAGGTTCCGCTTGCGGTTGATGTCGGCAACGACTTCCTCCATGAGGGGGTCGTCAGTGTTGACCTTCAGCTCCGGCGCCTCCGGCGGGTAGAAGGTTACCTCTGCCAGGCGCCCTCCTCTGAACGTCACTTGCTGGGCCCCCAACTCCCGCAGATGCTTGAGGGCTTCGAGTTGTGCGGTCAAATGTTCGTTCATAGTTCGTCTCCCATTCCTTCCTGGCCACTTGACGCGGCCTCTGCTTGCTCCCTTTGCCCATTTGCAAACTCCTCGCGCAGATTCGGCAGTACATGCCCCCGCGCCTCAAGCTCATCCTTGAGACGGGCAGGCCACTCGAACACGTCAATCTCAAGCCGCAGCCCCTTGAGGTGCACCGGGCGCTCGCGGTCTGACGGTGGATTCCCCCGCCGCAGTGCATACTCATTCACGTTGTTGCGGGGGAACCAAAGATGCCGCACCGAGAGGTCCGGCTTCGCCTTCCTCGACTCGGCGTGAATGACCGACTGCATCGCCCGCAGCCGCACGAGGTCGACTTGCCACTGGTTGAGGGGCACCACCTCCCCAACTGGGGCGCCCGCAGGCAGCGGCGGAAGTGCGGACTTCTCCTCTTGGAGTTGGTCCTTCAGGTCCTCTTGCGTGTGTGGGTCGTCGATCTCATGGATGCGGGTGCCGTCCTCGATGTCCTTGGTCAAGAACTCCGAGGGGAGGGCCCGCAGGTCTTCACGCAGAAGCTCCGGCGCCGCTTTACCCGACTGGAACTTCTTGGTGACCGGATCCCAAACATAGCGCGTCACAGCCGGATCTCCATCGTGATCTCTTCTCCCCGCTTTGCAGCGGCAACCTCTTTGGCGATCATTTCTTCCTCCATCTTCTTGTTGTAGTCATCCGTTCCGGACTCGGGCTCTACGCCTCGGTCCTCTTCGATCCATTGCTTGAGCGCCCGTGCGATCGGGGGCGCATAGTCGCAGTGTCGGCCGTCGTTGGTCTTGAGAAACTGGATGCTCACCTTGCCGGCGCTACCAGCCGAGCGCCGCACGTTCTTCAGGTCGCGCTCGATGTTGGGCAGGTTCATTAGCTCGATCCGTCCGTCTTGCATTTCCACCAATAGGCTGAGGAACGCCTCGGTCTTCTCCTTCTGCGTCCAGTCCAACGTCACCAGTGAGAGCTGGTAGAACTGCGCAAGGTCCTCTAGGGCCTCGGCGCTCCATTGGTCGGTGTAGACCCAATCCAACTCGTAGGCCGCCAGGTCCTCTTTGATCTCCTTCAGAATCTCACGGGGGCGTAGTGGCTCCAGCGCCGTGCCTTGCCATTCCTTCGCCAGAACCTGCACCTTCTTGTGTCCAATGCGGCTGTGAATGGTCAACGTCCAGGCATTCTTGCGGGTGGCGGGGTCCATAGCCGCAACATACTCTTGTCGGGGGTTGTAGTCCTTGGGCTCTTTGCCCCCCGTCAGACACGCCTTCAAAATCTGCTGCGGGATTAGCTGCTCGTCAGCATCGATGAACTCGGCAAGCACGTCGGTCTTGTAGGCCGTGGGGTCCTTGCGCCGCACCATTTCGCAACGCTCGGGGGTCCACCAGTACGGGTTGAGGGCGGGTCCGGTGCCCCGGATTACAACGATGTCCTGCGACGGGCTGCCGAAGTGCTCGGTCACCTTGTCGTAGATAGGTCCCGAGGCAATCCACGGCGAGCCTACGCTGAGAATTGAGGCGCCCGGCCGAAGGCGTGCAATAACAGCTCGATACATGTCATCATAGTTCACGACATGGTCCGAGGCGCCCGTCATTCGGGGGGCTTCATCGAGGCACATGCCGATGGACCAGCGGGAGACGGCGCTACCACCGGCGCGCTTCCCCGCCACCACGCGAATCTCGACCGGGCGCCCACTTGGATGCCACAGGAACTCGCTGCCGATGGTCTCCGCCCCGGTGTCGTCAATCAGCTGGCGCCACTTCGAGGCGTCCTTGTCGTTCAGCCGCAGACTGGCAAGGGCCGGCTTCTGGAGGGCCCCCGTCAAGTGGCTGTGGATCACGCGGGCGTTGTCGAGCTGCAACGACACCACGGAGTAGCGGGCGATCTCACCGTCCGTGAGCCCGTCGAGGTTGGCATGTTGTGTGGACCAAATGGCATGGGCGGCGGCGATCATGCTCTTAGCCGTACGCACACCGGCCAGCAGAACGACTTCAAACGGGGGCTTCCCTGGAGGGGGGAGGGTGCCATAGCCCACCGCCCGCGCCGTGATCTCCGAGTCGGCCATGCCGGCCAATGGTGCCCCCTGGATGATGCGGCAGATCGCCCGCTGAAGGGCGGTCGCCGTCTCAAGCCCGAAGCCCTCGGGGGACACGAGGAGGTCTTCGAGCGACTTGAAGTTGAATCCCTCTCCCCACCGCCGGACGGCTTCGGCGAGGACTTGGGCCTCTTCTTCGGCGGTGAGGGTGGTGATGTCGATCATGGCAGGGGGACGATGATGCCCATAGACTTGAGAGCCTGCACGTAACCGGTAGCGATACGGTCTACCGTGTCTTCGCCGAGGTTGAGGGAGTGCACTTTGTCGATCAGGTGCAGGATCTCATGCATGACGGTGATCTGCTTGGTGGTGTAGGGGTCATCTGCCCGGATCAAGATCCGCTCGGCGGCAGGATCGCAAATGCCGGACTCGGTGATGTCCAACGACGACTCGATCGAGTAGACGTAAGGCCCCACGTTCACCTTCATGGGGCATCTCCCGCCCGCAGCTCGGAGAGCTGCCGCAGCTCATCCGGTGAGCAATCGAGGTGCTCCCCACGCCCCCACATGATGTGGGGGTAGGGCTGCATGGCCGTGATTCGGTGGGCCGGGAGAATGAACACGCCGAATCCATCGACGGTGACCACGGCCCCGTAGTCCGGGTAGAAGTCGAGCCGCTGGATGCCCCTCTCACCCTCGATGAGGTGGGCGTCCGAGTGCTTGGGGATCTCGGTGGGAAGCGTGACCCGCATGGAGACGAGCGGGACGCCGGCATTCTTGGTCTGCACCTTGACGGGGGCCGGGGCTTGGATCTTCTGGGGGGTCTGAATCTTCACTAGATGACTCCTATGTACGTAACGTTGGGGTTGTGGGATCCGGGGCAGGTGGTACAGTATTGCGGGTCCATCTGGGTTGCCTGAAGGAGTTGTTTCGCCAGCCCCATGTCGCGGAAGGTTTCGTAGGTGACCTTCCATTCGCCGTCCCACTTGATCGCATACTCGCGGTACGGGTCGTCGGGCTGGCGGATGAAATATTCGCCGAGCACGCCGCGGTGTTTGGGATTTTTTAGGATGTCCTGCATCTGCTTGAGCTGGTTTGCCAAAACCTGAAGCTCGACGTATTTTTTCTGCATCTCATTCCTGTTTTCCTTTTCAGCTG